TCTTTCCTGTCAGAACGTCCAAATATGCGTCCTGCAATGTGGATTTCCCTTCTCTGTTTCTGCCAGAAATCTCTGTTCTCGGAAACAAATCTACAGACTTACTCGGAAACTTCTTGTAATTCTCCAACGAAATCTTTTTTACTTCCACTTTCATGCTCGATTATCCTCCCTATTGATACCTCGTATGCAGTTCTAAGCTCTACTTCATCACCAGATAATTTTTTATGATAAATCCGACTCTGGATTCTTCCGATTATTTTTACGAAATCTCCAACTTTGAAATCAGCAGCTTCTCTGGCTTCTTTCCACCATGCTATACATGGGATATAATCTGTTCTTCGCAAGTCATATTCATTGCAAGCAATCATCAAATCACAGATTTCTTTTCCACTTGGTGTTCTTCGGTACACAGGTGGCTTGCAAAGATAACCTTCCATAATGATTTTGTTTTTACCTTCTGCACTCCCATCACCATCTCCACACCAGATTGTTTCCGCTTTGATTTCAAGAATCAAATGTGACTTTCCACTTTCATGTTTGTTTGAAGAACTGTATCTTCCTTCAACATAGACGTGTTTTCCAATCTTTAAGCCCTCCGTCTGCTTTTCTTCAACAATTACTGGAGGCAAATCTACGTTCCCACTGGTACGCTTTGCACCAATATAGAATCTTACGAATTTTTCTCCGTCCTTGAAAAACGTTCCTGGCTGAATATCCATTATTACGCCATATATCTGAACTTCATTCTTATTATTCTTCATCCTCCAATTTCTCCATTTCTTTTACGGAAATCTCATATACACTTTCCGTTTCTTCCCCATTAACATAAACATCACGGCTCATTAACTTTCCGTTTACTTTAATGTAATCATTCCTTTTAACGTCTACTGCCAGATCAGCACCTTTTCCCCATAAAGTGCAGCGAATAAAATCTGCTCTTTCTGAATACTCTCTTGGAATTGCCACGAAAAGATTTAAAACTTTCTTGTGCGTTACTGGTGTAAGTTTTGCATATGGCTCTCTTGTGCAGCTTCTGGCAATAAACTCTACTTCATTTATATCACCCTCTGGAACCTGTTCTTCCAGGATTTCCACTTCATCAGCTGCGATATAATTAACATTGTGGTGCTTATTTGGATTTTTAGAAGTGTCCATGCTTCTGATTACACCTGTTACCACAACTTCTTTTCCGTTATAATTATTGTCTCGTACAATGGAATCTTCTATAACGATTGGGAACATATCTACTGCACCACTTTTGCGAATAACTGTCAGCATGAATTTGTAATAGTATCTTCCGTAATGTTCATGGCTGAATACTATTTCCCCGGCTCTACCGGATAATCTTACTTTATTTAATCTTTGCATTTACTTTTCCTCCATTTCCAATATAATAGGAAGAAACACCATTGAGAATAAGACTGTTGATACGAAGAGCACCCCGATAACATCAAATGATGTAAACATCCATGTGATTGAGAAGATTACTGTAAACATCCCTATCCCTACAAATATTTCTCCTATTGTCTTTACCACCTCTTTCATTTTGTCCTCACTTTCTTCTGGATGTGGTTACTGCAAGTGCAGCTGCCAGAATAGCGATAATTATATTTCTTGCCATCAGCTTTTCTTCCAGATCAGCAATGATTTCACTGGAAAGTGGCTGATTTTCGCCATTTTTTTGCATAAAAAGTCCTCCTGTTATATTTTTGTTGTCAAGCGTTTTTGAAAATGTCCTAAAATAATTGAAGTATTAGCCCCGGCTTTTTGCTGGGGCTTGTTATATTGATGTGCTTCATTCCTCAGGCAATTTTTGTATCTTGATCATTCTGGTGGTGTTCTTGCTGTTTGACAAATTTTCCAAACTGTTGACGACGCCAGGGGTGGTTCATTGGTGGAATGCGGGGCTTCTTTGGTTTTGGCGGAGTATAGTCTATATCTAAGTCTTTTGATTTTGTTTCGTGCTCGGGTATTTCTTCCAGTGCATAGATGTCTTTGTCATTTACACAGCAGTATTGACTGCCATCAAAAGCCTGAATAAACATTACCTTTGTTCCTTTTCGGTAGTGGACCTGATTGCCTCTGCTGTCAATCATACGGTAGTATTTATTGGAATGCCTTAAACAGTGTCCGGTATCTACCGTTCTTTCGCATAAAACTGCAAGAATCAGGTTGATTTTTTCAATTTTGGGTTGCACTTCGAACACAGACTTGATACCATGAAGGGGAAGGGCAAACTTCTCATTGAATTCCTTTATGTAGGAGTTTAGGAATTCATTGGCAGCGTCTATGGTCGTTATGCCTGCAAGTCTCAACTCGACTGGCAGGCGCGACTGTAGCGTCTGGTTCAGGCGTTCTACACGTCCTTTTGCCTGAGGCACACTGCTTGATCCCAGTTCAACCCCAAGCTGTTTACAGGCATAGGCAAACTGTGTATAGGTATCCTCATCGATAGATGGGGAGTTTTTCTTTTTATAGGTGAAAACAGTACGGCGGTCTGTAAAGAACTTGTAGGGGATACCGTAAGTTGTGAGAATCTGATGGAAAACGTGGTAATAGCCATTCAGAGTTTCCTGGGTATCAAACCAACCGCCGGTAATCCTTCCTGTAGCATCATCTATAGCCAGATGCAGATGCCATATCTGAGCGGGGATCCATTCGTAGGGAGTTGCGTCCATTTGCTGCAGTTCACCGAAATAAGCGGCTCTGGGACGGCGGGAATGGGCGTCCTCAAGAGCAACAAGATTAATCTGTATCTGATCCGCTTCTTTCTGAGATTTCGCCGCTTTTTTATCGGCTTTTAATTGTTCTTTGATTCTCTTTTTCTTAGCTTTTGTAGCCTTGGGAGAGAGAATGTATTCAGCTTCGAGAATAGACATAACCGCTGAAGGGGAGATGTAGATATCTTCATGTTTTCCTAATAACTCAGTGAAATGTTCAAAATTGGCATCATAGTATTTGTTGCGGTATAAATCGACAACAAGATTACGAGTTTCATTGGGGATGGTATTGGCTGGTTTACGTCCTCTGTTGCCATGGATAAAATAGGCTTTGCCATGTTCTTTGTAGCCTTTAAGCATACGGTTAATGTGACGTACAGTACAACCGAGAGTAAGGGCAGCTCTCTGCTTGTTAGGGGCTGGATGATCTGCCAATGATTTGATCACCTCATATTTCTTTTGTTCATCCATTGATAATTCTACCTTTCTGATAATCGTTACCTCCATCTGTTGATGGAAGCATTATACTACATTGGGACATTTTCCTTTATGGTATATTAGGACATTATCATAAATGGTTCATAGAAAATCCCCTTTCTAGCGCAAAAACCTTGACAATACAGGGCAAAAGGTATATATATAGATAGAAGAGTCCTCCTGTTATATTTTTGTTTGTCAAATACAGGAGGTTGTGTTATAATAATCCTGTATTTAACTAACTCATTCTTAGTTAGATACCGTCCTGGTTGGTGTGTCAGCACCTTCCAGGACAACTTAATCTGTTTTTGTTTGTTCTTCTACATCAAGCCCAAGCATTCTGAATGCCATGTCCTTTGTGAAATCATAATCTTTCACATTATTCGCCCAAGCTTCAAATGCCTTTAATCTTCCAACCAGAAGTGCAAATTCCTCATTGGCGTTCTCTGGAATGTAATCTATGCTCTTAGTTTCCCCCATGCTTAGTCCTCCTTGTCTTTTGCTCCAAATGTTTTAAGCATTTCTTCCAGAAGCGAAATAAACGGAATAATTGCATCTATCTGTTTGGAAGTTTCCTTGATTTCTTTATTAAGTTCTTCCTTGTTAATAATGCCATGCTCAAACGAATGTCTAAGCTGCTCTTTTACTTCTTCCTCTTCTCCACCATTTTTTACGAACATCTCTTTAATTTCATGGGTGATAACTGCATACTCTGAAAGAATATCAACCCCTTTACCAGAAATGTTAACTAATCCGTTTTCAAATTTAATCATTGTTTTTTCTCCCTATTTTCTTTTATTCTCTCCATCTGAATGGTATAATGTGTTCAGAAAGGAGGTATGTTAAAATGTTTCTCAAATTAAAAGTTTCCTGTACTTGTCATTGCGATTACTATATAAGTGAAAGAATAAGTACAGACAAGGTTGTGTGCCCAAATTGCGGAAAGGAACATCCTTATTCTCATAAAATAATTTCAATGCTTCATGCCGCAAATGAGATTGATGATGGTAATGTTCCCGGAGCAGAAACCATAAAAATTTCCGTTATTTCTGAATGGGAAGATGTGACTGAGCGTCAATAACAATCTTCATGTACTCTAAAAAGCCTTTCGCTTCAGTAGCGGACAGACCGCATTCGGCAATTTCATTTTTCACTTTTTCTACAAGGTCGCTTGCCTTCTGTCCGTTTTTGCGGCGATATAACTGATATATTTTGGAATCATAATCGGATAACCTTTCAGAAACGTAATCATCTGCTAACATCTTACGTCCACCTCCTTAACTTGCTATTTCATTCCCAAGAAACTTATTGATAAAATACAGTTGTCCTTTTCCGGTAACTTTTGTGGTTCTCGTTACTCTGACACTTCCGTCTGGATTCTGAACACTGGATTCCTTAACTTCAAATAGCCCTTGTTCAATGTATCTCTGCATTGGCATATTGTAACTTGCACCAGTTTTCATCAGATATCCGTTTTCTCGCATCCACTGGAATAATCTCTTCTGTCCTGTCTGGACACCGTTCTGGCAGATAAGTTTTGCCAAATCCCCAATAAGGATTGATGTGTGACTGGTT